AAGCATGTAACATCTATAGGTCATTCTGCTAGGAGCATGCCAAAGAATAAAAGTAAAAGAAGAAGCTGGAAAAGGTACAAGGGTCAAGGGAAAAGAAGATAAAAACAATAAGTAATAATAAGTAATTACTTGATCCCCAATCGAACAGACATACATATAGTAACATACAAAAAACACCAATGCAAGGAAAAACATGGCTGCAATTTATACAAAAGGACTTTCTACAAATAATCGACAATGGGCTGATCTGGATTTAGATTTTGTAAAACATCCTATAACCAAAGACATTGTAAAAAAGACTAATGTGGAAGCTGTCAAAAGATCTGTTAGGAATCTTATATTAACTAACAGATATGATAAGTTTTTTCATCCTGAAGTTGATGGTGGAGTAACTAGACATTTATTTGGATTGTCCACAGCACACACAATGCATGATATTGAGATTGCTGTCAAAACATGTTTAAGTAATTATGAACCCAGAGTAGTTGTAAATTCTGTTCTTGTTGGTGGTGATTTGGATAACAACGGGTTTAATGTTTCTATATTTTTTACAGTAATCAATACACCAGAACCTATACAAATTTCATTGTTTTTGAAGAGGACTAGATAGATGGCAAGTAATAAATTATCAATCACAGATTTAGAATTTGATGATATCAAATCAAACTTAAAAACATACCTATCAGCACAAAGTCAATTTTCTGATTATGATTTTACTGGAAGTGGTATGGATGTGCTGTTAGATGTTCTTGCATATAATACTCATTACATGGGTTACTATGCTAACATGGCAGTCAATGAAATGTTTATGGATTCTTCTTCTCTTAGAGAATCAGTAGTCTCTCATGCTAAACACTTAAATGTTATTCCAAATTCTGTAACAGCAGCAAAAGCTTCATTGAATATGACATTTACTCCAACAGGTTCTCCTACTTCTTTAACGATTGCAAAAAATACCAAATTCACATCAAGTATTAATGGAGTGGGTTATAGTTTTGTTACTACAGAAACTAAATCAATAATACCTATTAATAATGTTTACTCAATTTCTTCTTTATCAGTTAAAGAAGGAACGATTCTTAATAAAAAATATACTGTAAATATTTCAGATACGACACAACGATTTCTTATTCCAAATATAAATGTTGATACATCTACAATATCTATTCAAGTACAAAATTCTTCAGGTGATTCTACAGTATATACTTATACGGATGGTAACTCATTAGATGTTACAACAATTACATCCAATCAAAAAGTTTTCTTTTTTCAAGAAGTAGAAGGTGGAACATATGAAATTATATTTGGTGATGGTGCAGTAGGTAAACAACTTGCAGATGGCAATATTATTTTTGTTGAGTATATAGTTACGAATGGTGCGGTTGCAAATAAAGCAAGTACATTTACTGCTGTTGGAACAGTTGCTGGTTTGTCTTCTGCTAATTATACATTGACTACTGCTGACGCAGCTTCTGGTGGTTCAGCTATAGAGTCAATTACATCCTTAAAAAATAATGCTCCTAAATTATATCAGGCACAAAAACGTGCAACTACAAAAGAAGATTATAAATCAATATTATTAGGTGAACGAACTGATATAGAATCGATTGCTGTTTATGGTGGTGAAGATGCAAATCCTGCAGTTTATGGAAAAGTTTTTGTAGCAGTTAAACCTGTTGGAAATACTACTTATAGCACAGCAACTAAAAACGAAATCAAATCATCAATTCTTAAAAAGAGTAATGTGGTTACGGTTACACCAGAAATGGTTGATCCTATTTACTATTATATACTTATTGATTCTACTATCAATTATGATCCTGTTACTTTGTTAACAAATGAAGATACATTAAAGACTTTAATTGAAGGATCTATTGGTGATTACTTTACAAGTGATCTTCAGAAGTTCGATCAAAAATTTAGACATTCTACATTGACTAGAAAAATAGATGATACTAATGCTACTATCAGAAATAGTAAAACTTCTATCAAATATCAAATGAGAATATCTCCGACAACTTTATCAGTAACCTCTACATATACATTGGAGTTCAATAATCCATTGACTAAGGGAAGTGTTGTTAGTACGGCCTTTACTGCTAGTGATGGTAATACATACACGATGGTTGATGATAGTATAGGTAATGTTAAGTTAGCTCAATCAACATACAGTAATGGTGTTGCTACTATTAATAGTCCAGCCGTTTATATGACATTAGTTTCTGGTTCAACTTTGCAAGGTACAATAGATTATACTACTGGTAAAATTTTATTGAATAATTTTAATCCATATACTATTTCTGATGCAACAACAAATATTAAATTTACAGTAACACCCCAAACAAATAATCAAGATATTACTCCTGTAAGAGAACAGATATTAACAACCGATACATTCGACACAGCATCTATTGTAGTGACGATGGTAGCAGAGACAATAATCTAATATGGCAAGTAATCCAAATTTACCAATACATCCTTCGTTTGATGAACGAATATCAGTTCGTGTAGAAGGACAGTTACCTGATTTTGTAAAACAAGATCATGCTACGTTTGTAGCTTTCTTAGAAGCGTACTATGAATATATGGAACAAACGGGTAAACCTTATGAGATTATAGGTAACCTTACAAATTATTTTAATATTGATAAAACAGTTGATAGTTATTTAGATTATTTCAAAAAAACTTTTGGTAAAGATGTTCCTGAAGCAGTGTTTGCTAATGCAAATAAACCATCAGTATTAAAACATCTTAGAGATTTTTATCGTTCTAAAGGTAGTGAAAAATCATTTCAGTTTTTATTTCGATTACTATACAAAGAAGAAATTGAATTTTATTACCCTTCATCTGATATGCTTCGTGTGTCTGATGGACGATACACCAAAGATAAAATTCTAAGATGTATTGATACGAGTGGTAGTTCAGCAATTTTTGATTTTACTGGTAAAACAATTACTGGTGGAACTTCTGGAACAACAGGTGTTGTTGAGTTAGTTATTAAAGAACAGATCGGTGCATTTGAAGTATCGACAATTTATCTTTCTAAAGTAACAGGAACATTTGTTTCTAACGAAACTGTAACAGACGGAATAAATACATTTACTCTTGATGGAATGGTAACTGGTTATACAATAACAACTCCAGGTAATGGGTATTCTGTTGATGATGCAATTACGATTGTTGGTGGTGGGGCTGGTGCAGTTGGAGCTCAACTTTTAGTTGATACTTTATCAACAGGTAGTGTAACAGTAGCAACTATTGTTGCCGCTGGTTCTGGATATATTGTTGGTGATAAACTAACAATTAATAATACTAATAAATTAGAAATTGACGGAAGAACTTGTAGCGTACTTGTTAAGACAGTAAATGGTTCTGGTGGAATTACTACTTTAGAATTTGAGAACAATGGACATGGATATAAGTCAGCACCGACAGTTACAGGTGGTGGAACTGGAACAGGAGCTAATATCACATTAAACGGTATTGGTATTGGTGGAATTAAAACTCTCAAGTTAACACACAATGGATTTCATTATCAAGCAATACCTACTTTAGATTTTTCTTCTAAGGGTGATGGAACAGCAACGGGTGTTGCAATTATTAGTGGTTTTGAAGATGAACATCAAATTCGATGGATTGGTGATGATGGGTTTTTATCAGCTGCAAATTATATTCAAGATAGTAAATATTACCAAGCATTTTCTTATGAGATTAAATCTGGTAACACAATTGATAAGTGGAGGGATTATGTTAAGAGAGTAGTACATCCTGCTGGACTTGCATTATTTGGTAGAACATTAATTACTGGATTGTTAGATACAAAAATAAATATTTCTGTTCCACCTACACACAAATGGCCTTATACTATTATATGGCATGATGGTGATATTGTTCCTGCTACTCGACTCAATCTACAATTACAACAGACAAATGCTGAATGGCCTAATACTGGAGCATGGCCTCACAACGGTCAAGCTGCAGGTTCGCAGATGGGACCTGGGCATTCTGATTGGCATATTGTTGAAATAGATTTAAGTATCTTTGTATTAAGTTTAACAGATGCCGATGATTGGTTATTTGTTCACCAACCAATGCTTGAGTCTGAAGATTGGGGATTGATTACAACAGTTATAAATTCCACACTCGGTTCAGAATATTGGGAAGATTGGGGAAAAAGTTCATCTGGTGTTGAAGGTGCATTACAATTAGGACCTTTGCGTAGACAACTAGATCGGCAGAAATTTAATAAAGAAGGTGGATTTAGTAAAGATACTGATGATAATACAGGAATACATTTAGGTGGTGGTTATCGACTAGAACATTTTAAAAATGAAATAATCGCACGATACATTACAACCCAAAATGAAAAAACAAGAATAGTTATGAATTCCCATATAACTAAGGTATAAATATTATAAACAAATAGAATTTAAAAGAAGAGGATTTGAGTTATGCCAGCTATTATAACAAACGGATTTAGAACATACAATGCAGATAATTTTATTGGTTCGTTTTCTACTAATAAAGTGTATTTGATGATAGGAAAGGCCACTCCTTGGTCTGGTGCAAGTTTAGGTCAGTATACAGAAACTTCTCCTACGGACACTTCGATACCAACACCAATAGACACGACGGTTGCATCTTTTATTCATCATAATGATATGATAGCTGCTAAACTTATTAGTGTATCAGATGTCTCCCATGTTGTCAAAAGAACAGATTGGACATCAGGAACTGTTTATACAGAATACAATCATAATCAAGATGATCAGATTGACCAGACATTTTTTGTGATGACAGATCAGTATAATGTATATAAGTGTATTAGTAATTATGGTGGAGCTGCATCTACAGTTAAACCTGTTGGACAATCCCCAAGTATTACTGAAACGTCAGATAATTATCGTTGGAAATTTATGTATGAAGTTCAGCAGGCAGATGTTCTAAAATATGTGACAACAGATTGGCTTCCAATAAAGTATTTAACAGCTGATGATGGTACGACTCAATGGGATGTACAACAAGCTGGTATTGATGGTGCATTGGAACATATAGATGTAACAGCTGGTGGAACAGGATATGTTAATACAAATACAGGTACTGCTCAAGCAGGTAGTATAGGTACTACAATT